CTCGATGGCGAGCCGCTGTGCACCGTTTGCCTTATCACGCAGTCTGAGGCTGCCGCCATTGCCAAGGAGCAGGAGCTGACCAAGGCTGGCCTGACTGCATGGTACGACCAGATTCAGTAAGGAGATGATGCCCTATGACCAACCAGAACCCTATGACGCTGCCTGTGTACAGCGATCAGGCCATCAGCAGGATGTTCTGCGACTACGTTGATTCCACGAACTGCAAGGAGCGGCACACCGCCGCCGCAGTCCGTGACTACGATGTCTTCGCCGATTACGTCGAGAACGAGACCCGGAGCAGCAACACCGTCCAGAACGCCCTGCTCGAAAAGGCAATGGACTTTGCCGTGGAGTATGAGGAGAGCGGATTCATCGCCGGTTTCCGCTGGGCTGTTATGATGTTCCTGCATGGTGCGCCTGAGCCGCCCGCAGAAGCTCCAGAACGCGCCTCCGAGCATCCGACAAGGAAACTCCAGCCCGAACCGGCAAAGTCTGCTCCTGCGCCCTCTGCGCCGCTTCTGCGTGATGTCGAGGATGACAGGTGCGTTGACAAGCCTGTTGCTGGCTGCATCACCACGAAGCAGATTGCCGAACTGTTCAGCACCAGCAACTTCAAGGTTGTGCGACGCATTGATGAGCGCATCATGCCGTACCTCGACAGCGAGACCCGGAAGAACTTCCAGCTCGTGCGCGGCTTCAACTCCCAGCACAAGAAGACAACCTTCTACCGCCTGAACCGCACCGCCTGTGATCTGTACCTCGAAGAAATCTCGAAGTACAAGAAGCTCGTCAACGTCGCCGGTGGCTGCGGCGCGATGCAAGAGCTTGTCGCCAAAGTTTTCCCGGCTGATGTACGAAGCCTTCCCCGGTGAGCTGGATTTTTCCAGATAATTTTCAACATAGCTGGAAAAATCGGTTGACAAATTGGAAAATTCCAGCTAGAATAAAGTTACAATCTATCAAACAACAGATTTTTGGAGGAAAAAAGTATGTTGAACGCCAATAACGCGCCCGCCTTTAACGCCAACGATGAGGCTTGCTTCATCCGGCTCCTCGACAGCCGCGAGCAGCAGCGTCGCCGTGCAGCCCGCCGTCAGCAGGAGACCGCACCCGCCTGATCTCGGCCCTCAAGACCGTCGGCATCGCGGCTCTGGACCTCGCACTCGTCCTGTTCATCATCTGCACTGTTTTCTGAGAGGAGGAAGTTAGGTATGGCTGACGAGTATGTCGCGCTGCTCTCTGATGCTGATGCGCACCTGCTCAACGAGATGTCTAAAAAGCTCTCAGAAATGAGCAATCAGCTCGACCCTGTTGTCGATGCTTTGTGGGACAGAGCCAACGCCTCCAACGGCTTGAGCGACAAAGATAACCTTGTTGCCATCAACGACATGATGAGCAACATCGAAAGCTGCATTGGAGACGCTGTTTCGTACATCGACCGCTTGCTCGAAGGTTATTTGCTCAAAGACCGCGAGGAGGAATGACTATGGGACGCGGAAATGCTCACCCTGATGGCCCCTACGAAGGGGTGTTCTACATCGACAATGACTACACGGCTGTTTATCGGAAGGTCGATGCCGCCGATGACGACATGGATGACCGCAAGCTCCGCTACTGGTTCGGCACCGATTCTCCCGAAGAAAAGGGCTGGGAGTACGATGAGTGCGAAAGCGTCGATGAGGAAGATTACGACCTGAGATCGTTCTCCGATGACTTCATGAATCGGTTTCCTGATTTCAGCAAAACGAACGAGAATATTTCAAGGACTCGGCGAGCGATTCTCGAAAGCCCACTGTTCTACGTTGCCGTTGAGGACAATGAATGGTCCACCGCTGTCGAGCTGATTCAGAAAGACACCGACTCCGATCTCGACCTGAACTCGCAGAATGCTTTGTACCGCATCTACCTCGATGCCATGAAGAAGATTCTTCTGTGGCTGTTCCCAAGCATCGGCATCTACACTGGGCCGTGGACGCACGGAATCATCACGAGAGAGGAGGCTGGCTTATGCTGAGCGACCTGATTACCGACCTCATCCGGGCAAAGACCCCGAAGGAGAAGGAGGCAGCCTACCGGCGGCTGGAAAAGCTCGGCGTTGACCGATTTACCGCCGATGTCGCCGCTGAAGAACTCCGCAAGGAGGTGCGAACGTGAGGTTTGCACCGAATGTTAAATCGTTCGAGCAAAATATCAAATCGCTTTTGAAATTGAAGGAGAAAAGTGAAATGCCTGAAAAGAAATTTGAAATTTTGGTTCAGATTCGTGCTGCGCTGACCCAGCAGGACATCGACGACATCATGGTGTCTGCCCTCGAAGGCGGCATCAACTACTGGTGCAGGCGCGTTGTCGTGCAGGGTGACTACCTCGGTGAGTACGCCAGCGAGCAGATTTCGCGCGGCGGGAAGCTCGCCATCTGGCTCGATGAGCCGTTTGATGATGACAAGACCTGCTATATGCTCGACCGCGACAAGTTCCTTGCCGGCTTCAAGCTGTGGCTGGAAAAAGGCGGGGACAGCTATGACGCGATCGACTACTCCGATGGATCCGTTGACTGCGGGCAGATTGATGCCACCTGCGCCGATGAGATCGTCCAGTACGCCCTGTTTGGCGAGCTGGTATTTGGCTGAGAAGGGAGGCGAGATCATGGGCGTTGCCGCCGATACCATCTGCCGTTGCATGAAGAAAAAGAAGCTCCGGCAGAAAACCGTGGCTGCCAGTCTGAATGAGAATCCTCGCCAGATCAATCAGCAGCTTCGGCGCATGGATGACATCAAGGTTGAGCGTTTCTGCAAGTACGCTGACGCCCTCGGCTACGATGTTGCTGTCATCGACCGGGAGAGCGGGGAAGTGGAAAAGCTCGACCCTGCGAAAAATAATCTGTGAAATCATAGACCATTTGCTTGTCAAACGGTCGGCATCTGTGCGAAGATAAAGTTACCAAAATCAACAACCTCGTTACCTGTAAAAATGATTTTGGACTTTGAAATGGAGGAATTGATATGGACGACAACGCCACGAAATCCGTACTTCCGTCGAAAGAAGCTCTCCTTGAGTTTCTGAAGACGCACAAGTACAAGTCTCTCCCGACCGCCATTGATGCCGCGCGGAGCGGCAAGAAGCTTGTCTTCATCTTTCTCGATCAGGAAGCCTACGGCGACCGCAGCTACTACTACTGCAAGGAAGATGATACCGTTTACTCCGACTACCTCAGTATCGGAGATTAAGGAGGAATTTGCTATGACCGTTGAGTATCGCACCATCCGTGACGCTGCTGAAGCGTGGGTCCGCGAAATGAATGCCATCCCGCAGGGGATGATTGAGAAGCTGATGGGCATGAACCCCGATGACTGGACCGAAATCACCAAGCCTGCTGCCGGTGACACCGTATACGTTTATGATCTGCCCGATGAGGTTGACAGCCTTGAGCATTGCGGCACCATCAAGAGCTATAACGAGGAGAGCGACCTGTACTGCATTGAACTGTATGATGGCAAGCTCGTTTCCGCCGAGGAAGATGACTTTGACGTTGAACGGGACGACGTTCTTCCGATGTGGGGAACGATGTGGTCGTTCGGCGATAATGTTGATGACTGGTGGCTGGAGAAGAATGGCGGGCTTCAGGCGATGTCCAACTGCGGGTTCCGCATCTATGAGTCCGAGGAGTTCGGCTACTTCTTCGGCATCGACGGAGCCGGATACGATTTTTATGAATCGCACTGGGAACCGCTCTACAAGGCTCGCGGTCTCCAGTGGCATGACCCGATGGCCGAGGAGGAACGCCAGATGCTCCACAAGGGCTATACCAAGCGGTCGCTCGGCAACAAGTGGGTCTGGTGTGACAAGAACGGCGCGGCGGTCAAGGAGGTGGGTTTCAGTGTACAAAATCAGAGGTAAATATCCCGGCCAGCCGTGGGAGGACATCGACGAGTTTGACACTCGGCCCGAAGCTCTGAAGATGCTTGCCGAGTACCGCATGGCCTATGGGCCGGGATGGCGGTTCACCATCAAAAAGGCGGTGGCAAAATGAGCAGATATGAGCAGCTTTCCATGTTCACCATGAACGTGGAGCAGGTAACCGCCACCTGCTGTATGGATGGATGCCCGGCACGGGCCAGTCCGGTGGAGCCGTGGATGGCGGCGCTCATCCCAGCCGGAGAATATGTGGTGCAGATTGCTGGGCATCCGCTGGTTCTGCGGCCTATGCCCGGCAGACAGGCCGACATCCAGCGTGGGCATGAATACTACCACTACATGATCGGCGGGCGGCTTTATGCCGGCACATTCGTTGGGAGGGATTCTGGATGATGGACAAAATCGTGGTCACAGCGGCGGACATCGAAAAGATCCTTGCATGGCGGGATGAGCACAACGATCTGGTTCGTTCGATGCCGGTTCCCCTGCGAGAAGTGGAAATCCAGATTGTCGAGAGCGGCATCTCTATCAAGTGCTTCCGCTCTGACAAGAAGCTGAAGCTCTACCTCGACAGCCCGGCCCGGGAGCTCGGCCATGTTGTTTTCGCTCCGCTGGGCAACGGCCTGTGGAAGAAGAAAGTGAGTACGCTTCCTGCGGACTGCAACCCCGCAGAAACCGAACAGGGCGCTTTGACCGTGTATGGCTCCCTGATGGCGCTGATGACGTATGGAACGGGCGGCATCCGTGGTGGTGTGGCTACCACAACCTCGAAGGCTCCTGCTGAACGTAAAAGCTCCACAAAGCCGCATACGGCAAGCACCACATACATCATTCACTCGGCCGGAAAACAGCTTACAGTGGTTCCTAGAGGCCACCATGCAAGCCCGGCCTGTTCCTTTACCGTAAGAGGCCACTTCCGCCACTACAAGAGCGGCAAGACGGTTTGGATTGCGGAGTACCGCAAGGGGACTGGCCGCAGCCGAGGAAAGACCTACAAGATTGGAGGTGATCTGGATGACCGAAAAGTCCGAATGGCAGTTCCTCGTTGATTACGTCAAGGATGACACGACAGATTTCTACAACGATGCCTGCCAGAACCAGCTTGTGGCCTTGTGGACCTCGTACTGCCTGCATAACAGCCTCGATGTCGATACAGCGATGTACGATGCAGTTTTGATGGATTTGTTCAACGCTCTCTCCGATGAACAGAAAGCCGAACTGCACTGCACCGGCTTCTCGGAGCTTGATAGTATGATGGCCCAGTGGCTTGTCTGAAAGGAGATAAAAAATGAGCGACATACGGTTAGTTAATGTAGTGCCCATCGTCAACGGATGGAACGATGCGGCGAAGAAGAATCTGGAGGAGGCCAAAACCTTGATGGCCTCCGGGAACCATCTCGACTACAACAAGGGTGTTGTCAAGGAAAGCGTTGCGAACCTCGTTTCCGGGTTTGCCGATGACCTGATGAGTGCGCCTTTCATCGACCCGGAAACGCTGCGGCCGATGGCACACTGGGATGGACAGTATGACGGCTACTATGACGGAGAGCCCGTCGTACGCTGCAAGGACTGTGAACATTTCAAGAACTACGGAAAGACATCTTTGCTCGCCGATGGAAAGAACATCAAGGCGGGGTGGTGCTACAGACGGATTCGGTATGATGAGGAGTACAGGATGCCGCCGGACGGTTTCTGCTCATACGGGAAAAGAAGGAATGGAGGTAATGGCAATGCGAAAAATTGAGGATACGGAGGAGCAGAATGAGCACTGAACACAAAGCTGTCCTCCTGAGTATCCGACCTGAGTGGTGCGTGAAGATTCTCAACGGAGAAAAAACTGTGGAGATTCGCAAGAATCGGCCAAAACTGAAGCCTCCGTTCAAGTGTTACATCTACTGCACGAAGGCTCAAAAAAAGCTAATCACCATCTTTAGAGATGGAGATGTCTTTGGCGACGGAGAAGTATATCGCGGTAAACCGCAATTTGTCACTTGGGACGGTGGCAACATTCCAATCGAAATCAGACAGAAAGAACAGACCGTTATCGCCGAGTTCGTCTGCGACAAAATAAGGCCTATCATCGGCAAAACATGGATTGTCAAAGAAGACATCGAAAGAGCCACGTCTGGAAGCTGCCTGTCCTTGAAGCAAATCATAGAATACGCCGGATGGAGCCATTGCTCCTCGTTCACCGAGCGCAAGGAGCTGTATGCGTGGCATATCTCAGACCTGAAGATTTATGACCAGCCCAAGTCCTTGTCCGGCTTTTCTAGGCATGACTTTCGTGGCATGAACGGAACCGATGTCTGTGGGAATGAGAGCTGCGAGCATTATCAGCCGTCTGGAAGCTATATGCTCCCACCGACCTGCGCAATCAATGGCTGCTGTTTGAGCAAGCCGCCCCAGAGCTGGTGCTACGTTGCTGAGACAGAGGAGGACGACGCCTTATGAGTAAGAAACGGTATCTTGAAGCTGAGACGCTGAAAGAGTTCCTGCGCATGGGCATGAAGGTAGGCCATATCCACACATTACGGGATGTGGAGAACTATATCGACACCCAGCCAGAAGCTACCCCGCAGGAAGTGGCCGGTCAATGCTGGAGAAATTCCAAGTATGACCCGCCGACAGAAGCGGATGCTGACAGACTCGGAAGAATCATTGTTTGGGGAGCCGCTGTCAAGCACGTTGACATCACATATTGGGAGAATGCAATTTTTCATCCTGTGGACGTTCCGTTCTGGATGCCGCTGCCCAAGCCGCCGGAGGAAAAATGAACATGGACATCGTAAAAACGCCCGAACTGCTTATTGCAATCGCCGACGAGAGCTATGGCCTGAAATTGAAGCCAATCGAGGCCGAGATCATGCTTGGCTATCTCGAAGGCTCTGATTTCTGTCTACTCCACCGATTTGACGACAGGCTCGACTGCGAAGTCCTGCGCATCCACGACAACCAGAGCACCGACGAGGACTCCTGCGAGGATGTCAACAAGATTTTGCAGATCGTTGAGTTCTGCCGCCATGCGAACGAAGTCATCCTGTCTGAGCAGAAAGACCTCAGAAACCCGCCTGATGAGTACGTCCGTGATCTGAGGAAAGACGAAGCCATTCTGGACAGGCTTTATCGTGCATCTGTTGATGCTGTTGCATACGCCAATCTGCACCGCCTTGAACGAATCTTCAAGAAAAAGGCATCCGAAGCATAACGATATACAGTCATCGTGCGGTTGTCTCGTGCGTTGACTGTATTTGCTGCAATGGTAAAAATATATGTAAAACCGTAGATTTTTCGCTTGTCAAATGTCCAAAACTTTGCTAGAATAAAGTTACAAAAAACAACACACCTACGAAAGAAAACGGAGGATTCAAGCATGAATGTTTTGTACATTGAAGGCCGTCGGAACGGCTACGATCCTGACCAGTGCGGCACAACGATGACCGTTTCCGAGATGATCGAGTTCCTGAGTCAGTTCGATGGCGACCTGCCTATCTACCTGAACAACGATAGCGGCTATACGTTCGGCAACATCGACGAGTACAGCTTCAGCGAGTGCGAGCACGATGATTCCGATGCCGGCACCGATGACGATTGCGATGTCCCCGATGATGAAGTGGAATTTGAGGAGGTATGAATATGTTTGACCTGCGTGAGCACAAGGACCTGATTCACAGCTTGGTCGCAGAGGCCAACCAGAACGACCCCAACTGGGAGTGGACGGTCAGACGAATCAACAAGAACGAGGCTAGAATCTTCTGGAGCTACCTCGAATACTGCGATGAGGCAGAGCTGTCGTTTGCTGTAAAGCTTGGAGACGAAAACGGCAGGTGCTGGGTTGAGGCCCGCGACGAGCACGGCTGGATAATCGAAAGCGAGATCGTGAACGACAAAGAGCTGCCGTTACTGAGCTGCCCGCTCGATAAGGCCGTCGAAAAGATGGTTCGCAGCATCATCAACACCGCTCACCACTGCTACTGACAGGAGGAAGTTACATGAAGTTCGCAGACATCAACCGCCGCGTCACCGAGATCGTGGCCGACTACATCCAGCGCGGCTACTCGATCAATACGGCCACGATGGAGGGGAGTCAGGGCGAAGTCGCAAGCATCGACCTAACTGATGGCAAGAACGTCATCCGAATTTTCGTCCAGCGTTTCTGGCTCAAAGATGACCTCTACAATGATGGCTATGAACTCATCGTTGGCGAGGCTGACCGCGGTATCCGCGCTCATCAGCCTGCTGGCAGAATGTACGAAACCATCTGGAACAACAAGCTGAACGTCATTCGCCGCGATGAGTTCTATGAGATTGGAAAGACTCATGGCCGCCCTGCATGGTTCGGAAGCCGTGACGAAGCAGTTGCCGCTGAAAATATTCGCGTCAATCGGTATGCTCACCGCTATGAGCCTGTTTCAAAAGACAGTCTGTCTGACTATGCCGCAAAAATTGCCAAACGCTACATTTGCCGAGTGACCGGCATCAAGCATCCGAACCGTGCGAAGCTCAATGTTCGCCACGCAATTCGCCGTGAAGATGGCCGCGTGTATGGCCAGTACATCATCACCTACAACGGCAAGAGCTACATCTTGCACTGAATCGAAAGGAGAACCGAACTATGAATGGTATGTTTTATCGCGGAGAAATTTACTATGTCCTGCCTGAAGGCTGTGAGATTGGCAGTGAGCAGCACAGCGGTCGCCCCGGCATCATCGTCAGCAACGACCAGAACAACAAGTATTCCAGCACTCTGGAGGTCGTCTACCTGACTACGAAGGAGAAGAAGCCTCTGCCCACGCACATCCACATCGAAACCGCGCGTCTGCCCTCCACCGCAATCTGCGAGCAGGTCTTCACGGTTGACAAGCTCCGCATGAACGACTACGTTGGCAAGCTCACAAAGAACGAGATGAGCGAGATCGAAACTGGTATGCTCATCAGCCTTGGCCTCGATTCCTACCTTGCTGCCGCAAAGGAAAAGGAGAGGGCAGCCACGACCGTTCCTGCGGCCCCCGAAGCACCCGCCGAAAAGACCGACATCGCCGTAGGGGGGGATTCCAGCGGCCACGACGACCGCGAGTACATTATGGTGTGTGCGCAGCGTGACGTTTACAAGGAGCTGTGCATGAATTTGATTGACAGAAAGTGAGGAATCCGCATGGATGAAATGAAAACCCTGCGTGAGCGGGACATCGAGCTTGAGAAGCTGTGGAAGCAGTTTGAAGACCTTCCCATGGACCCCGACACCGAGAAAATCGAAGAACCGTTCTTGAGCTTTCCCGCCGGGACTGACCGCGAGGACATCTGGCACTGGTTCGATGAACGGCACAGCAAGGGCATTTCCTATTTGCTTTATGGCACTCCGTTCTATGAGAAAAGCGGTGAAGACTCATACCCGCTGCTTGGATTCATCAAGCAGGAAGTTCCGTTCCGGCTGAAGGAGATTTTCTGCATCCCTGAAGACCTGCTCACTCCGAGCGTTGTGGATGACATTGTTTGGTCGCTGTACGATGATAGCGATGTCATGTTCGACTACGACTCCATGGATGAGTTCATCAGCAAGCGGCTGAAGAAGTTCGATATTGACCCGGATGATTATAAGGAGGACGAAGATGAGTAACTTCAATCAGGAGCGCATTGATGCCCGCGATTACGCAATGCAGGTCTTCTGCTGGTGCATTGTTGCCGCCATGCACCAGAACGAAGGTATCGGAGCCAATCGGCTGATGAAGGCTTGCAACGAGATGGAGGAGTTCGAGGCCAAGTACGCCACGGCCATCCGTTACGGCGGCAGGGAAGCGGCCACCGATGCAATGCGGAAGGACCTGACCGGCCTGTGCGACCTCGATATCCGGCTGCCTGTTCTGAAAGCCCCCCGCAAGCGCAGGGAAGAACAGCTCCGTATGGCCCGCGACCAAGGCGGCAAGATTGCATGGCTTGTCATGGCTGCCACCTGCCGCACCACGTTCAAGTTCGGCAAAGATCGGCTGACCCGCCTCCTGAACGAATCGCTCGCCAACTACCGGCAGTTCCTCGAATGGGATGCTGAAGACCACGAGTACGCCGTGAACAAGCTCTGCCGCATCGTCGAACAGGCATTGCAGGAGGAGCTGAAGGTTGCCGATGAGAGCAAGCGCACCGAGTTCCTGTCCGTATCTGGCATCACGCCCCATGACTACGGCGAGATTATGACTGCCGTACATCTTGCCCGCAAGGACAGTTCCGTTCCCATCGCCGTCCTCAGCCAGAGCGAGATCGACCGGCGCATGGAAAAGCTCAAGAGGGCGTGACCTATGGCCGTCATCTGCCAGAAAGAAGCAGCTCGAAGAATATGAGGCCAAGAACATGAATCCGTACTGTTGCCGCTGGACCCACCACGAGACCAACCGCAACATGAAGCGGAAGTTCAAAGGCCACGATAAAGATTGAGAGGAATCAGCCATGTACGAATTTTTGTGCCAGCTCGATATGATGCTCCAGAGCCTTACGAACTGGCTGTCCTACGCCGCCATCATCGTTGCCGTTGCGCTGGCTCTCTGCCAGCTCATCTACTTCATCATCGAGAAAAAGGAGAACCACCATGAGCATCTTTGAGAAACGCAT